CCCGCCGTAGCTGCTGCTCCGCGCTCGTCTCCCTCGACGCCACTTTGCAACGCCTGTGTGCCAGTGACCAGAGCTGCTTCCCGAGCCAACTCATACGGCTCCTTCTGAATGGATAGCCCCTCCATGACGTTGACATCCAGACGCTTCTTCGCCTCAGCCATGGCTTTCTTGGCTTCACGCTTTGCCGTCCGCTCACGCTTCTTGGCTTTGCCAGCCTGACTGAAAGAGCTGATAGAACCTGCTACAGCAGCAGTGCCCGTTGCGATAGCAGCAATTAAACCTGACATATTTTCTTTTGGATTACAGACTCCGGGAGTTCCCGAAAGTCCATGGTATAAACTTCTTTCTCTGCCTCCTCAACCGTATCTGCGTCGGTGCGGTATACGCATACCCAACGCGTGTCTTCGTGGATATATGCCACCCTTTGTGTTCCAACCTCGGTGTGCACCGTCATAGGTGCCTTGACCCTCTTGACCTCACCCGTATCCATGAGCAAAGACATATCGCCCTCCAAGAAGAAGGACGGGTGGTTCTGCTTGTGGATGAAGCTGACGACGAGCATACCCGCAGGCATAAAAATCTCACGCGTATACAGCCCGTTCTCAAGGTGGTGGGTGACGGGACACACCGCCTGCATAGCTTCGGTGTGGTGCTCTACAGTCTCATCCAATCCGCCGAGGGCCTTGTGCAAGTCCTCAATGGATTCCCAAAGCAAACCGCGTTCGGTATGGATGTTATGCAGAATCTCTTCCATCAACTATAAAAGTAAGGTTTACCCGGGATACGACTTCATCACCTCAGACCGCGCCACGAAGAGCTCTACGGCCTCGGTATCGGTGTTGGTTAGGGTGAATACACCGTAGTGCCCAAGCAGGCCGTGCGACTCTGCCTCTTGGTTTTTGATGCCAAGCCACGCAGCGTCCTGAACGAGGGTAGGAGTGCCGGTATTGTCGTGCAGCACCTGATTGATTCCAGCCGGGAGGTCGACGTTGATGGCTGTCACCACACCCGCAAGGGTGATGGTGTCGTAGTTAGGAGGAAGGGCGTAGTAGAAGTAGTCGCCTACACTCAAGATGCTGCCGATATTGGTGGTAAGCGGGAAGTCTACCTGACCCGCCGCAACGACAGAGCTGATGCCAATACCATTGAGTGAGCGTAGGGCGTAGTCGTCAGGCTCGGCGGGGTTGTTGTTGACCGTACGCACAAAGGCGAACCAGTCGCCCTCCTTGCGCTCGAAGTAGTCTACGTCGATGAAGCGTCCGTCCTGCTGGTCGCTATTCATAACCGCTGCCCACGGCCTGTTGCCCTCATACTGCAACGTCTTGAAAATCTTGTTGACGATAGGCTCGTCGTTGAAGACGCTCGTGATGGTGCTGTTGCCCTGAATATCATAGAAGTTGTTGCGCACCTCGTTGGTGTTGTGACGCCAGATGTTGCCACCATTGAAGGTGTACAGATACTGGTTCATACCTGTAATCCACTCAGGGTAATACGAGTAGAACGAAGGCCACCCCTCAGCAGGCGGGCTGTATGTGAGCGTATAGTTAGGCATTATGGACAGGCTGAGATATTAGTGATGATGCCATCTGCCATTGTGCAGATAGAACCATTAGCTCCGATATCAAACAGGTAATCACCATCGGGTAGTGTAGTGACCCCGTCGGGGTCTTCAAAGACCCAATCGTATAGAGCGGGGTTGCCGGGGGTACCGTTGACCGGAGCGTTGTAAAAAACCCTGTCGAAAGCATCGCTGCAAATGGTGTTGATTTTGCCTGCTGGGAATGAGGTAAGCTTGACAGGGCATGCCACAGAGATACTAGCTACAGTCGAGCATGCGGTAGGCACCGGCATCTGAATGAGCATATTGGAAGTGACGTTGGCAACCTTGGGCACAACCATAACACAATCGCCGGGGGCTCCAGCGGTAGTGAAGCTCGCGTCGTTAGGTGCTACAAACACATTGGTCTGTAGGCCAGTGGCGTAGTATGATGTGTCATACCAGTTGTAATCAGGCACACCCGCGTACGGAGAGCCCGAGACCAAGCCCGTAGAACACACGTCGGTGCTGTTGCCCAAATACGTTGCCCGAACGGGGCTGGCAGCCGTGTGGTATCCATCTACAGGAGAGCTGAGCTCGTTGTATGTGTTGCCCTGATACGTGGTCAAAATACCGTGTGGGGTATCGCGAGGAGTGTACGTAATAATGACAGCACCCGTACTGGTACCAAGGTTGACCTCCAAAGTGTAGAACCCCGGACCAGTCATATCGTTGGTGATGGTAACGGGGCACGACGGAACACAGCTTTGACAACTGAACAGCTCTCCAAGCTCACCCGTTCCGTTGATGGCCTCACGATACAATCCGCCCGAAGAGTAAAACCCGTTAGGGGCAGGTGTAGATAAGGCCGCGTCGGTATAGATATACGTGGAGCTTGCCAGCGTAGGTCCGTTCAAGTAGTAGTTTCCAATGACTCCCATATCAGCAATCGCATTCGTTGATGGTGATGAGCACGTAAGCCGCATCGCCCGCAGTAATAACTGGGTATGTGCTTGAGCATACTGTCGTGCCCTGCTTGCTGCCTAGCGTGAAGTACTCGGTAGTAGCGGTATCGCAGTCGGTGTATTCGAAAGTCACGTTGGGGTTGTTGTCGTTATACACCTCGTACTCTACACATGACGTAGGGTCGCATACACATCCGCAGCATGCACCCAACTTATTGGTGTCGAAGCACAGTTGAGTTGGCAACTGCAAAGAGTAGTCCCAGATGAGGTACAGGTATTGACCCGTGCCCGCAGTGCTCATATCGAAGTCAGCCGTAAACAAGTTGGGACCGCCAGCAGGGACGAGGCCGCCCGCAGGCAACGCCGCACCCAACAGGTTGGAGATATCGGCGGGGTTAGCGGTGTAGTCGGTTCCGCTGCGCAAGTAGTAGAACCTGTCCGTAGCCTTGAGGATGTAATCGTCAAGCTGTGTACGGTGCGAAATCATAGTCACCGTAGCTGTATCAGAAGGGATAACGCCAGCCCCTTGGGGTCCCGATATCTCTTGATATTGTGATACCAGAGGTACGTTGAGGCCAGACAAGAACTTGACCTGCTCGACGTGAAGCGGTGAGATGAAGTTGCCGTCTTGCCAGCGGTAGTTGTTGTGTATCGTCTTACCTGCGTCAGATTGATTGGTGACAGTGATGAGCCTGATGACAACGATATCTGCGTCGGGACACTCTACCGTAACCTGCAACGTAAACTTCCCCGTACCGAAGTAGTTGATGTTGATGTCCGCGAAGTCAATCAACACATTGTTCTTGTCGATAAGGAACGAGCCGGTGCTACCCTGACCGATGAGGCCAGAGTTCGTGGCTACGCCATTGTACAGCGCGTTGATTTGAGCTTGGTCCCCCGGCTCAGCCTCGACGACAGAGTAAGTAACAGAGACGCTGCCTACAGTCTGACCGAGGTCGACCGAATAGCTCTCTCCCGCAGCGGTGAGCAGGAACGTCTGCGTTACGCCACACTCGAGGCGAGACTCAATGCCCGGCAGTGGGGTCTCGTTGTTGGCGAGTACATACTCGTCCATATACGGGTCGTAGCCCCCAAGCTTCTGCGTGTTGAAGTCGGCGATGAACATATCGCGGAACCAGCTCCGCATACCATTCTCGCTGATGACCTCGAGCCTCTCGTTAGTGCCATCGCCATACAGGTGTATGACAGCACCGCGCTTGGCATCGGTAAAGAACTTGTGTGGGCCCCACTCGGCAAAGCTCTCGGGGTTGTTACTGATGCCGTAGTCTTCTACGCGGGCCACCTGATTGCCCAGCACCTCAGGCACAGACGCAACTACACTCACGCCCGTAGCGTCGGTAAGGAGGTTCTTGCCCGCCAAGACGTAGCTAATCTTATCCTCCTGTAGCGTAAGGATGTCAGTACGTCGAGCGAAGAGCTTCTCTACAGGCCCATAGCTGTCCTCTAGTGGCTTAAAGTTGAGCAAGCCAAGGTTGAACTCATTGAGCTTGTTGATGTTCGTCTCGTCGTTGTATACGCCGCTGTACGTAAGGTCAGCGAAGCGACGTATCTCCTTGTAGTCTTGGTCGCTAACGGTAGTCACCCGGTTGCCCAAGGTGATGGGCTTACCCACAATGGAGTCACGAATCTTGTAGCTCTCTACACCGTTACCGTATGTGATGCAGTTGAAGAACGCCGTGTCGATGATGGCGGATTGAAGTGCCGTCTGGTTGCGGAAGTTCCCTTGGTGGAATCCACCTACGATACCAAAAGACTGGCTTGACTCATACCACAAGTCAGGCAATGCATCTTGTGGCTGCGTCTCAAAGACGATGAGGTCAGTAGCGCGAGTAATACGGAAGCGAGCCTTAGCGATAGACCTGCGGTTGTTGCTTACGTCTAATCCCGTTACTCCCGTGCACCTTTCAGTACCCGTAGTTACAAACCGACATTGATTTCCATTGACGTAGAAACACATGCGGTTCTCACACAAGCTTCCGTCGCCAAGGCCATAGTTGTTAGACTGAACCGAAACCTGAGGGAATACGTTGTTGGTGGGGACACAAGCGTTAGGGTCTCCAGCCTCACCCTCAAAGTTTTCTATAGACTCGATAACTCCATCTTGACCATAGAACCAATCAGCAATGTTGGCGTAGTCAGCATCAACTACGTATGTCTCCTTGAAATCAAGGTACCTCGATTCACAAGAATTGTCTCCGTCGCCAGTGCCCTTGCGCTCATACTCTAAGTCGATTACGATTCTACTTCCCACTGGGATAGCCTGAGTGCCCGCCACAAACTCTTCGCTGAAATCGTCGATGACAAGAGTGGGGAATTGAAGGCCGCCTCCTAGGCCCGGTGTCTCTGTAGTAGCCGTCTGCCACCCCGTATCAAGGTCAGACGATGTCTTAACCACGTCAAAGCCATCGGCCTTAATCTTCATATACGTGCCCGGAAGGGAAGGGAAGGGCTCGCTTTGGTTTATATCTCCGACAGCATACGACGCCTTTTCCAAGACGGTGGCGTAGACGCAAGAAGCGGTAGCTCCACCGCAATCAGCTTTGACGATATACCTATCCCCTTTCTCTACCTTGGCGGCCTGCTCGCCCTCAAGAAGGAAGTACGTATACCCATCGCCTGCGTACGTCTCAAACTGGTTGCAGTAGATGGTCTCGTAGTTCTCGCGGTCGGGCTTGATAACAAACCTGTATCGGTCTGCCCAATATGGTGGCCTCTCCCAAACGGGGATTTCTACACGGATGGTGTTGCGGAAGATGGAGTCACCGCAAGGGATATGGATTTGGTTGCTGTTACTGACAAGGGCGGTACTGGAACGACCGAACTCATCCATATACACAATGCCGATTTCATAACTGCGGTTGCTGTGCAAGCTGCGCTGCGAAACCACACTGAAATACTGAGCAGAAGCAGACTCAACACTGATAGATTCAAAGCTGTCTGTGCCCGCGCTGCTGTACTGTGGCATAGGGAACGCCAGAGTAAACGAGTTCGGGGAAGCCGCAACAACTTGGATGGGCTCACCCAAAACATCAATGCCCGTACCCAAAAGGTTCTGAGGGGTAGGGATACCCCCCGTCTGAGAAATCGGGAAGATGTTGTTCCACGCGTTGGTAAATATGTTCTGGTCTGAGTTCGGGAAGTCGGCAGGGTTGGTCTCAATATTTGCTGCCGTTCCGATAGCGTTCAGAAAACTGGCGCTAGTGACCATGGCCTGAATATTCGTAAAGTCCTCAGTGAGGGTGTACGTAAACGAAAGCGTAGACTCAGGCGTAGTAGAGGTAGGAGGGAAGCCACCGCCAAGGGTAAGCCAACCATTAGGCACCAACCCGTCGTGCTCAACGACAAGGTTTAGCTGTATGCTGTCACCCGTAGATAGGTTGAAGTTGGAGAACGTAAACTCAACAGTAGCGTTAGGGGTGAAGGCCACCCCGGGCAAGCCGTAGTTGGTGCTCCGACTAACCGCCGTAGCGATAGACGTCATCCCTGCCTGCTCCTTGATATGACCGATGAAGTAGTCCAGACGGATAGGCAAGCCGTACTGGTCGACCAAGTCGTAGCCCTCGGTGTAGTTGCCATATACAAGCCTGTTGCCCATAATGGTCTGGGCTTTGGCAAAGCGGGGCACGTTGTCGTACAGACGCAGAATCTCACTCTCTGGGAGGATGGTGAAGATTTTGCTGTTGTCGAATTCGTACTGGTACTCGGTGTCGTTAGCAAGACCCGCTGCCTCCTTGTCAATCTTCTCGATGACGCGGATGATGCTGTCGTCCATCTCCTTGAACAGGAGGTCTATACCCACCACCAAGGGACTGCCGCTGTTGTACGTTATCGTACACGCGTTGGTGGCGTTGACCATACCGTCGTTGGTAAACGACTCAGGCGTAAACAAGAACGGCTGCGCAACGAAAGAGGGGGCCGTAAACTGTGAGGTCGCAGAGTACTCACCGTTAGAATACCGATAGCGATACGCGAACGAAATGAATCGCTCCTCCATATAGTTGTTGTCGTCGGAGGAGTCGAACGGGACAATGTCAGGGGAGTCGTTCGGTGGCGGCTTGAGAACCATCAGGTCCTCGCCCAACAGATACCAATCGACATTGCCGATAGGGTTGGGGTAGTTGGTCGTCACATTGATGCGGCGCGGCTCGTTCTTGTCGTCGGTAAAGAACAGCAGACCGTCAACCAAGTCAACACCAGTAATCAAGTGTTGGGCATCGAAGTCAAGCGTGGTATTGAAACCACCACCGTCGTCAATACTGACTACGTGATACGTAATCACGCTGGTCAAAACATTGAAAGACACCACAAGGTCGAGCTTGCCAGTCAGTCCCGCCGCAGCAAAGTTGGGGTCGTGAACAAACCAGTATAGCGTCTCGTTGGCTCCGTCGGCGTAGGCTCCGATGCACGTCGCTCCTGCACTCAAGGCATCGCCCGTAGGGGGGTATACCAGTGTGGTGAGCTGCTCGTTGCCCTTGGTGTTTTCTACCGCACCAATCTCAGACTCCTCCGTGGAGCCCATCCGGATATTCTGTGCGTCGATATACTCTCCTTGGGGGACAAGGCGTTCGTCGACGCTCTTGTTCATGCGCCCCTTGATGAAGTTCCGGATGAGGTTTGCCATTACTTAATCCACTTTTCGCGACCACGCATATTCATAAGCAACCGTCCCGGGTGGATGTTGCTGATGCGAATCTTGGCGTTGCGCAACAGGGCGTTCTTCTTTTTGCGGGCTCGGCTTACGATATACTCTTGCACACCCAGCTTGGCGTCAAGGATAGCGTATTGGATATACGCGTAGACGTACTCCTCGAAGAGCTTGTTCACGCTAATCTGACTGTTGTCCCCGTTCTCCATGCCATCGCTGACATACTCAAGGATGCACAGCTCGTCAGCCATACCGCTGCTGAAGTTGATGACGCCCGCACGCTTGTCAATCTTAAACGTAGGGTTGGCGTTGGCGGTCTCTGTGTTCAAGCCATACCGCGCTCCGATAGCCCAATCGAAATACCATGTGCCCTCGTAGCAGTACCCCAGCTCCCCGTCGAGGGGGCTGTTCTCATTGAGGTATATGCTCTGCTTGGTGCCCGTGATACGGTCGTAGTCGATGGTCGAATCTTGGGGGCGGAGGATGTCTCCGTTCTGGTCAAACAGGATGCGACAGTTGTTGTCTTGCAGATACGCCGTACTCCAATTCGTCTGGATATTCTCCGTTAATGGTCGAAGGATTCCGTCCTTGTATAGAGAAATGCGTACCCAGTTGACGTAGTCGGGAGGGAGCACAAACCGAAGCGTATCGCATACGCTCAGCTCGAGAATCTTAATCTCCTTCATCGCGTCGTAGTTGAGCTCTTGGATAGCTCGCTTGGCGTGGAAGAGAATCTTGTACCGCTCCTCGTTGTTCACAAGGGAGTGGTTGCCGTTGTACATCAACATGAAGTTGTTGACGATGTCTTGTAACGAGACGTACTGGTAGCTACCCCAGTTGGCGTCCTCGGGTAGGAAGCCGCCGTTCTCGTAATACTGATACTCTGTGATATACGGCATTACTGTTGTTGTTCTTCAGCGTTAGCGAACTGATAGACATCGCCTTCGCGGATGCTCATGCCAGCCATCTGCAAGATGCGATAAACCAAACGGGGCTCGTCCTCAATGGGCAGCTCGAAATTTTGGAAGTCAGGTTGGCTCTGGTCGAAGACCGGCTCGCCATTGGTGAGGGTGATATACGTCCACTTCGGGTCGAAGGGATACCTGATGTACTGCGCCTGCACGTCACCGGGCTGGTTGAAGGTGGCAGGGAAGACCGTGATGCTATCGCCCTGCAAGGTGTAGGCAGGATACTGTACCGACGGGGCCGTCAGCAAGCTCGCGTTGAGCATGGTAATCTTACTGTGGCTCACCGGCTCGGCCTCGATGCCACCCGCCAGAACTTTGTTGAGGAGGTAGTAGTCGTCGCTCGTAGTCAACTGACTGGGCGTGAAGAATACGTTGGCGGCATTCTGCGTCAGCGGGTTCGTAACCGAGAAGGTGTCAATCACCTCACTGATGCCCTTGCTCATATCCGCATACTCCGTACCCGACATGCGGGCGTTCTCTGCGTTGATGGCCTTATTGAGGTCGGTGAAGTAGCTCTCAAAGATTTCAAGCTGTGCCTGCTTGGCAAAGAGATTGAAGTCCGAGGGAGAGATGTATCCGTAGTTGTTCTTGTTCAGAATCGACAGTACGGTATTACGGACTGAATTAATCATTGCCTAAAGATAAAAAAGCCGCCCTAAGGCGGCTTTTCGTAAAACTCACAGGGTTAGTCTTAACCACCAAGATAAGCGCCGGGCTCATCGAAAATCGCGACCCAGTTGTCAGAATAAGTTCCCGTACACAGATTTTCAAGACGGCTACAGATGTCGTCAATACGAATTTTCATCTGGTCCATATTACGGTTGTACGGCGAGACTATATATGAATCCCACGGCTCCAACCATTTTCCGCTAGGCAGCCTTGAGGGTTGCCACTTGATGTCGAACGTACCGTAATTAATCCCGTAGTAGAAGTTGAAAAACCGGGTGTCCTTCAAAGGCACCCTACTCACTACTCCGTCTTGACCCGCTAAAGTATAGTTGCCGTCTTCAAAAAAAGCAGGCTTGTCGAGCTTCAACGTCACGTCATCAACCACTTGTACCACTCGGTATTCAGGGAGCGGCAATCCGGGATGAGAACTCGTCCCTTCATAAAACCATTGGATGTAATCTGGGGCACCTCCCTTAGCAGTAAACCTCGTTGGGTTTAAAGAACCCGCATCAACAAACTGAACGAGGAATGCAGCATCGTGGTTCCCAGCCCGATACGCAACAAACGTAGGGTCTATTGGTGTGTAGTTGATAGGGTCTGTGATGTCACCCCCGTCAAACTCTTCTATGCAAAACCCGTTAATGTTCATCCCCCCGATAGGACCATCAAAGGTTACTGTCCCTATTGTCACCTCAGTAACATATACATGAGGTACATACCAGTCCGCGTTAAAGACCAAATCCCCCACCTGAAATACTGTGGTTAGGTCAACCTCCGAAATCACAGTGTTTGTCGTAGGGTCCCACGTATCTTCATCGTGTAAGAACTGATAATACGCATCGGGTTCGTATGCGTCCGTAGCCTGAAGGTAGGTCTGCTGCTTTGTTCCGAAATACAAGTCCGTCATCGCTTAAGAATTAATATTAATATCATTCATGTCGAACAAAACTGGTGGTTGAGTGGGAGGGTAATAGATGGCAGAATCACTCTCGAAAGCGTTTCGAATTTGTTCCGTCAACCAAATAACAACATTGTTGTCGGTCTGAGAAGCCACCAAATCAAACACAACATACTGAGTGTTTTGCCGTGCAACGGCGGTGAATTCTGGAAGATACCCCTCCCTGAAGTAAACTTTTATTGAGCTACTCGTATCGCCTTCAGCAACGTACAATACGTCAGTGATGTTTAACAAACAACAAGGTGAAAAACTCCCGTCATCATCGTCGAGATAATACAGGTGCCCTCCCCAATAGTCAAGGCGTAAAAACTTTAGTTCTGGATTCATTTGGTTGCTTTTGGTGCTGGAGGAGCAACATTCTGGTTGCCAATCGTAACAGCCTCGATGGGATAGTCAAAAGGAATTGGTTCACCGTACATCGGAGCGCCGGGACTGTTAGCTGCCGTATACATTTTGTTCAACCAATTTGTCGTTTCAAAAGCCGACGGGCGTGTGGGATGCGCGTCAGGAATCTTAATAAAAGTTTGACCCTGAGTCCCATAAGAAGTAGTCGTGTCTCCGCAAAAACCACCGATAAGATAATTCATGTTATCTATAGCGAGTCCCAAACCGGACATCCTTGCGGGAACGTATACGTTGTATGGTTCCCCTGTAGCGGGAGAATCAACACGTATAGTCATAAAGTTCATCATGCGTGTGAAGATACTATTCTGAAATTAAAGTATCGAGAGCGCGAAGCGTGTCCAACCCTTCGTCGCTAAGAAGATATGAAGTAGCCAAAACCACAGGGTCTTCACCGAAAGGAACGGTCAGAAGCTTACGCTTGTTGGTGGGGCCGTTGAACCAAATCTCCGTCTTGTTACGGCGGAAAGACAGAAGCTTATCGTCAAAGAACTTCTGAATCTTAGACTGCAACTTCAAGTCCGGGTCGTTGGCTACACGCATAAAGGTCTCGGGGTCACGGCGGACATAGACCATCATATCGCGTCGCAACTCAGACGTAGTAAGGCGGGAGGGGTCGATACCCAACAGGATGCGAGAGACGTGCTCCAGAGCCTCGATGCTCATGTTCTTACACTCCACCAAGGCGTCTAGCTCAAGGTTCATTTGCTCGACCTCGGCACCGGCGTCGCGCTCCTCGTTGACTTCCTCATACTTGACACCGTTCATAGGGTGGTAGTGGAGGAACTGCTGGAGTACGGGGTTTGATTTTGGTACATGCAAGAACCCATCTTCAAAAACGATGGGCTCTACAATTGCGTTGCCGTCCTGCTCGTCCTCGAAGGGACTCTTTTGGTTACGGGCGTAACGAAGGGGTCGGTTCTCGCCCTTCTTTTCATCCCAATACAGAAGGGGCTTGTTGGCACTCCCACGACCGGGAATCATGAAGGCCAACGGAGACTTGCCTCGCGTGAGGCGGTACACTTTATTTTCCATAGTAATTTATTTAAGGGTGGATAAGGGGGACACCCATTGTGCCCCCCATATCCGATTCAGAATCAGTCTTGGAACAAGAAGAAGTTGTTCGCGCCCATGGTGCAAACAGCACGCTCAGAGAGGAAGTGAACCTCCATTGCGTCAATATCGTTGTTCATAGCACCTCCAGCAGAACCCGTAATCCAAGTCTTGTACCGGCGGTCCTCAGTTTCTGAGGCGCGGTAGCGGACGTGGAGGAACGGACGCTTGGCGTTCTTACCGAGCACTTGGTCGTAGACCGTGGTGCTTCCCGCAGGAACCATCATGCCGTTGATGCCGCCTGAGGCGAGACCACCGCGCATAGTTGGGTCGTTCAGGTACTTCCAGTCAGACTTGTAGAAGTCGTAACCACGGCGGAAGCCCGTGAAGCCAAGGTTGAGAGCCATCTGCTCGTCGTTGTCGAACAGACCGTAGCTAGTACCGCCGGCACCGTAGCTGTTCTGTGCAGCCAACATGTCGTCGATAGCGAAGCTGAAGTCGCGGTTCACAAAGATGACGTTCTCCTCAATAGCACCCTGCTTATCCAAGCGAGAGATGATAGAGTCGAAGTCAGCCAGAGCGGCGGGGATACCACCAGACCATACGTTACCACGGGTCTCCAGTACGTAGAAGATACCTTCGGTACCCTTGTTACCGACAGCTCCTCCAGTGTAGGTAGCGGAAGTAGCGGTAGCCGTAGCAGCGGCTGAGCCAGCCTCAGCGGGAACAGCCTCCAGCATAGAGGTCTCGAGGTAGTCGTCAAAGCGGAGACGGGTCTCGTGCTCGGACTTCAAGTACCAGAGGTATCCGGTAGCACCGTTCTCGGTGGTCACTTCAATCCATCCAATCTGAGCCATGTCAGAGCCGTTAACAGCGTAACGGTCCTTCAGGATGATAGGACTGGTCTCGAAAATCTCGTCCTCAGCTTCGAGGGAACCAGCCATGCCAGCACCGCCTTTAGCGAACTCAGAACCGTAGATGAAGACGGTAACGTCAGAACTACCTGCACCTGTACCTGCGGCAACAAGACCAGCGGCTTCGTAGAAGGCAACCTCAAACGTGTTTGCGGCGGTGTCTACGTCAATGACGATAGCCTTGTTACTGCCAACACCACTGTTCTGGTCAATCATAACAGTTTGAC